ACCTAGTTTTTTTAATAAACTAAAAAAATTTTTAATTAATGACTAATTTAAAAGAATATATTGATTTTGCTGTTACTTTGACTGAGATGGAAGAAGTAAAAAATAATAAATTTCCGTTACCATCAGAGATAAGTTTTAAATTAAATCATTTTGAACATTCTGCTTTACAAGTACAAGTTCATGATGCTAAGGGGTTGGATAGGGAATCACTTGAACATAAAAAAGAATTTACCATAGAAATATTTGGTATTGATTTTAAATTTATAGAAAAATAATGGCACTTAAATCATATTTAAACGAAAACTTAATAGAAGCCGGAATTGATGAAGCTGGTAGAGGTTCCCTTGCTGGACCTGTTTTTGCATCCGCTGTAATATTACCTAAAGATTTTACTTCAGAACTTATAAAAGATTCTAAAAAACTGAGTAAAAAAAATAGGTATAAAGCTTTTGAAATAATAAAAGAAAATGCTATCTCATGGTCTGTTTCGTTTGTTGATGCTGAAGACATTGATAAATATAATATTTTAAGAGCGACTTTTGGTGCTATGAATAATGCTATAAGTAAATTAAATATCGAACCTGAACATATTTTAGTTGACGGTAATATTTTTGATTCTTTTTCTGATATACCTTATACATGTGTTGTTAAAGGTGATAATGAGTACCTATCTATAGCTGCAGCATCAATTATAGCTAAAATACATAGAGATGAATATATGGAAAATATTCATGAAAAATTTCCTTTATATAATTGGAAGAAAAATAAAGGTTATGGTAGTAAAGAACATATTAATATCATAAAGGAGGATGGTATAACTTATTATCACAGAAAAACCTTTTTAAATAAAATTCTTGTAAGTGCTTAACGATATAAAAAAATATATAAAAGTTATAAAAAAAAGAATAGAGGGTATTGTTCCTGAAGAGGAAATAACTTCTATAATGTCTGAAATAAATGATATAGTTTTAAAAAATTGGGTGAACGAAAAAGACTATAGATTAACCAAACAACAAGTACTAGGTTTAGTTAGAAAACATATCGCTAAAAAATATAGTAATAATTAACGACTAGAATCTCTATATAAACGGTTATAAGATATACCAGTTATAACGTGAATCTTTTTATACCAAACCTTCCTATCAACTTTCTGAATAGATCCAAAAAATAATACGTCTTTTATTTTTGAATCAAAACAATACTTTCTTATTTTATTATAAAGTCTAATACATTCATCTAGATTTTTACAAGTAACCATATGTAAGTAATCACCTTCTATCACTATTTTATTATTTAACATAAAAACTTGTTTGGTGTTTTTGGTGGAAAGTTTAGGTAACAATACATGATTTAATATTTCAGAGGCATTTAATTTCCTATTAGCACCCGTAACATTAAATTGTTCTTCTATTTGATAGTTGGCCTCATCTATAACAACCCACTCATCAGATTCTAAAGACTCAGTAATAATCTTACCAAAACTGTCTCTAATCAGAATACTTTTATCACCCTCTTCTTTCTTTTTAAATAAAAAAACTTTATAATTAACTTCAGTTAACTTTTTATCTCTATAAATAAATTTTTTTGGTAAAAATGTTTCTTTATTATTTAAAATTTTTAAACGATTATTAGCATCATACAATCTTGAATATGTATGTAAAACTTTAATTTTTTTGTAATTTTCGTATAAAACAATTTGAAACATGTAATTATAAATATAAGAAATGGATAAATATTATAAAGTTTTAGGTTTAAATTCTGACGCTTCTGAGGAAGATATAAAAAAATCTTACCGTAAACTCAGTAAAAAATATCACCCTGACTTAAATCCTGATAACCCTGAGTCTGAAGAAAAGTTTAAGGAAGTTGTTGAAGCTTATGAAATTTTAACAGGAAAACAAAAGCCTAAAGAACAACAAGGTGGTAACCAAGGTTTTAATCCTTTTGACATATTCAGTCAGTTTGGTGGTAACCCTTTTGGGGGTGGTATTAATAAAGGTAAAACCATTTTATATAATTTAGAACTAGAATTAGAAGAAGTCTTCAATGGAGTAACAAAAGGACTTGTAATACCAAAAAGAGTTATATGTCAACCATGTCAAGGACATGGAGGGTTAAACCCACAAAAATGTAACCAATGTAATGGCCAAGGAGCTGTTAGACAAGGTAATTTTATGTTTATGTGTAATAATTGTGGTGGAAAAGGGGTGTTATATTCAACAAGGTGTGGTACATGTAATGGTTTAGGTACCAATATCGAAAACAGGGAATTCAATATAACCCTACCAAAAGGTATAAATAATGGCACTCAAATATTGAAACAAGGTTTTGGTAATGAAGTTAGAGATGGTATAAATGGGGATATTTTAATAAATATTATTATTAAAAAACACCCTGTTTTTGAGTTAGATGGTATTAATCTTAAATCTTTAATAGAAGTCCCTATCTTAGATATATTTTTAGGAACTGAGATTAATTTTACAACATTAGACGGTGATGTCAAAGTTAAAATACCTAGATTATCAGACCCAACAAAACCATTTAGGTTAAAAAATAAAGGTATGTATAATAGAGATGAGACTAGAGGTGATTTGTATATAGACATAAAACCTAAATTCCCAATAGAATTAACAACACAAGAAGAAGCTTTATTAAACGCTTTAAAAAATTCACCGAGTTTTTGTAATTAAAAGATATTTATAAGATATGAAAAAATATCTTTTAAAAGAAATAATGGGTGTCCCCAAAGAAATTGATCCTTGGGTTAAAGCTCTAAAAAGTTTGATCGTACAAGTAATAAAGGACGAAGAGAGACATGGTTGGGAACATTCTGGTGAAATAAGTTATCAAGATCCTGAAACTGGTGAAGAAATTACAGAAGATATTTATAAAAGTGAAAACATATTTTTTAAAGGTGATGAGGTGATGAATATGTTAATGAATGAGATGGGATTTTCAGACATGAAAGATTTCATAAATTCTAAAGAGTTTCAAGAATTACCAATATGGAGACCCACACTCACAATTAATATTATAGCATTACCACAAAAACTATTAAGTCAACATGATGATACGGTAAGTGCGTCAGTTGGTTTAATGCCTGACCAAAAGTTTAGTAACATAGGTAAAGTAAAAGTTTTACCTAACATGGATTTAGAATTTACTGTTACAGTAGAAAAAGAAGGTATCTCTAACAAAGACATTAATGAATTAGAAGAAACAATATCACATGAATTATTACACGCATACCAAAAAATTAATCAATTAAAAGGTGGTGGTGAAAGTCATTTTGGACCTGAGACTGCTTTAAATGCTTTAGCTAATAACCAATTTTTTAATCAAGTGAATATAGAATGGTGGAGTAAATTTTTACGTTTAATTTATTTACACCTTTCATTTGAAATCAATGCTAGGGTAACACAATTATATTATCGTTTAAAAAATAAAGATATAAAAACAAGTGAAGATTTTATTCGTGAATTAGAAAAAACTGGTGTTTGGAAACAAATGAAAATGTTAGAAACTTTTAATGCGGAGGAATATATAAATGGGTTTGAATTACCTTCTGATGAACCAGATTTATCAAATCCATTAGCTTTTTTACATAATTTATTTAAAGATTCTCATTATAAAAGTATGGGTGTTGATGTGGGTTCCGATGAAAAAGCTATTAAATCCTTAATAAATTTATGGGATGAGGTTTTATCTAAAGGTGTAGAGGCAATGAATAAAATGGGTGTTAATCTTACGATGGAAAAGGTTCCAAAGAAAGCAAAAGAAGATCCATATGTGTTTTTTAAGTTCTTTGAAGATAGGTTCCATAAAAAGGCTGAGACGTGGAAAAGAAAGATGTATAAAGTTGGTTCATTAATTTTACAAGAAAAAGATGATACCTCTTTACAAACTGAAAAATAATAATTAGAGTTATAATATAATAAGACAAAAAAAAGAGTAAAATGATTAAAGAAGGTAGTAAAGTAAAATTACACTATACTGGTAAGTTCGAAGACCAAAATGTTTTTGATTCTTCAGTAGGTAGAGAACCATTAGAGTTTACAGTAGGTGAAGGAATGTTGATTCCAGGTTTTGAACGTGGAGTTATTGGTATGGAGCCAGGAAATACTAAAACAATTGAAATTGAACCTGAACAAGGATATGGTGAACTTAGAGAAGATCTTCTACAAGAAGTAAACGTTTCACAATTACCACAAGGTGTTAAGGTTGGTGATGTGCTTTCAGCTGATACCCCAGCAGGTCCTATCAATGTTGTTGTTAGAGAAATCAACGGCGATAACGCAACAGTTGATGCTAACCACCCACTAGCTGGTAAAAAATTGATTTTTGAATTGGAGATTGTTGAGGTAGCTTAATTTTAAAAATTCATAAAAAAAAAATAATCCCATATGTTATCATGTGGGATTTTTTTTATATATTTGTGATATGAAAAAACCTTGTAAGGAATGTCCACATCTTATTCGTAATCGTCATAATGATATGATTGTGGAGTTCGGTAAAAGAACCGGAAAGAAACACAACTGTCATATGACGGAAGGAAAAAAAGATTTGTGGAATGTAACGGATAATAAACTTGAATGTTATGGAAGTAAAAATGATTAAAGAAATTAAAAAATGGGTATTGTTTAATATCTTGAAAGGTAAATTACATCTTTTAAGGTTAAAACATTTTTTAAGAACAGGAAGAGATATTGAAATGTTACCACCACCGCAAAAAGATTATGTTAGAGTTTATTTTTTTGAAATAGAACACGGAGATTATTTTTTGAAACATCACGAAATCCCATCATATTTAGGGGAAAAGTTTTGTGAAGATTTCAATAATAAAAATGGTAAGTTAATGGGTTTAACAAGGGAAGAAGTGGTTAGATGGGTTATTGAAAATAAAAACTAATTTTTATCTTTGTAAAATGAAAGTAGAATCAAAATTTGGAATATATACAATGGAAACAAAAAGTAATACACAAATAAGTACAGATAAACTAGGTGTTTTTATTGAAAGGCTTAAAAAAATAGGAATAGATGTAAAACTATCGGGAAACTTTCCTTGGGTTTATATTGATGAAATCTGTGGAAAAAGAGTGACTGAAACGTTTCAAGCAAATCATGGGTTTACTGTAATGTTTTTACCGGGAAGAAATGACTCACCGGTTTCAGACTTTACAGATATTAAAGAAATATTTAATTTAATTAGAAAATACGTCAAAAAATAAAGGATTTTTTAGGTCAGTGTATTGACAAATAAGAAAATAGGTAGTAATATTGAGGACTGTTTTAAAAGAAAGAAATAAAATTAACGATTATGTCACGATTAACTGAAGCTTTACAAACTGAGAATGTAACCACTAAAAATGGTATGACTACAAATTCATCATCATTGAATGAGTGTGTTAATCTCTTTTTCTCTATCGGAGCGATGAGAGGTAAAGGTAAAGATAGAGTTGTGTCCTTATTTTCAAAGGCCTTCAATGAAGACCCTAGAACTGCGATGAGAATTCTTTTTTGGTCTAGGGATATTAGAGAGGGTGCTGGTGAAAGACAAATCTTTAGAGATGTTATGTCTTATTTGGCACAAAACTATCCACAAACAGTTAAGACTAATCTTGACTTAATCCCTGAGTACGGAAGATGGGATGACGTTCATGTTCTATTCGGGACTGAATTGGAAAACGATGTCGTCACACTTCTTGTACATGGGTTAAGAAACCCTGAAACAGCCTCTTTGGTTTCAAAGTGGATGCCAAGAAAGGGTTTGGTATTTAACAAAGTACGTAAAGCCCTAAAGGTTACACCTAAAGAGTTAAGAAAGATGGTTGTTTCTCTATCTAAAACTGTTGAACAAAAAATGTGTTCAAAAAGATGGGAAGAGATTGAGTACCCAAAGACACCTTCTTTGGCTATGTCAAGATACACCAAAGCTTTTGGTCGTAATGATAGTGAAAGATTTAAATCATTCATTGAATCTTTGAAAAAAGGTGAAGTGAAGATTAACGCCGGAGCCCTCTATCCTTACGATATTACTAAAAACCTTAGATTTGGTAGTAATAAAGATTTGGCTAACGAACAATGGAAAGCTCTTCCTAATTGGATGGAAGGTTCTAACGAACTAATCCTTCCGATGGTTGACGTTTCAGGTTCAATGGCATGTACTGTTGGAGGTAACCCTAACCTTACATGTATGGAGGTGGCTATTTCTTTGGGTATGTATATCTCAGAAAGAAATGAGGGTTCATTTAAGGATATGTTTATGACATTTTCTTCTACCCCTCAAATCCAAAAGTTATTGGGACCTTTGAGTGATAGATATAACCAATTAGCTAGAGCTGATTGGGGTATGTCAACAAATTTATACTCAGCATTCAAAACTATTTTGAATCAAGCAGTTAAATTTAACATCCCACAAGAGGAGATGCCAAGTAAGATTCTTATCTTGTCTGACATGGAATTTGATGTCGCGACAGGAAGAAGAGAACATTCAGCCTTGTCAATGATTGATGAGATGTACGCTGAAGCTGGTTATGTAAAACCTGGAATTATTTTCTGGAATTTACACGCCAATGGGGGTAACTTCCCAGCAAGATTTGATGATGAAGGAACAGCTTTAATTAGTGGTTTCTCACCATCAATCCTGAAATCAGTCTTGTCTAACCCTGATAGCTTAACACCTATCAACATTATGAACGAGACTGTTAATTCAGAACGTTACGAACCTGTTACAGTTTAGAACCTATAGGTGATGAAAGATACTCGGTATCTAAACTGTTAAAGTTCTTTGAAATATTGTGGTATTAAGGAATAATTGCAGCAAATTTAAAAAAACAAGCTATAATTTCTAGAATCAAGGGAGTGATAAACCCCCTAACTACAAGGGTGTAAAGGTGAAGGCCGGGGACCACTCACGGTTAGGTAAATATATCAAAACGATTCCGTTACCACACAAAATTAAAGGTGTACTGGATTGGGGGTAAACGAACCCTCTTTAAGTCCGAATGAAGAATGGTTCCTGCAAATTTTTTCTAGAAACTTGTAAGAACGATCAGGGGTTTTACCAATTTACCTCAAAATAAATTATAAATTGGCAACCATAGGAGAGTTTAAACGTGGGAAACACCCACACTTAAGGTTGTAAAACATACCTCTTGATTATCACAAGTGAAAATGATAGTTGGATTTGTCTCAATTAAATCAAAGACACCCGAACTTGAATGGGTTAATAATTATAGGGTGGGTTAGTACCCCACTGAAAACAATAGTAAGATCACCATTCTGACACCTAAATTTTTAAAGGGAGAGAAATCTCCCTTTTTTTATGTAATTAATTGATATTTATTTGTAGTTAAATTATTATTAAAATGTCTAGAATTGAAGAAATTGTTTTTAAATCCATTGAATTGGGTATTCAAGAAAGATTGTATACTAGAGTTAATAAAATGATTGGGAACTCAGAATATAAACACTTTGAGTTACATAGATTATATGAAATAGCTTTAGAAAAAGAAAAGGAAGTTTTACACAATAATAATTTATATAAACCACCCATTGGCTAAAGACCAATGGGTTTTGTAGGATTAACCCTAACTGGGTGGTTTATAACACCGCTTACATCCGTAAGAGATAAATCTCCATCAGATTTACTTTTATATTTTCTTAATATATTACAAGCACCATTCACATCAGCATTAATTAATTTACCTTCTTTTGTTTTAAATAAACCTCGTTTAATTCGTCTACCTAAATAATTATCTTTTTTACTTATAGGTTCTAAATCTAATGAGGAGCATTTGCTTGTGTAACTTTCCTCTTGTAAAACATAATTAATTCCGTAATATTCACATTTTGTTTCTAATTTTCTTTTTAAAATACCGAATGGTACCGAAACAAAGTTCTGATTATTTACTTTACCCATATTAATTTCATTCTTTATACTTTTAAAATCACCTATAACTATTGTACCAATATCATTATTAATACAATATTTAACTATTTTATTCACACTCTGATTAAAGTAGTTATTTATATAATTTTTTCTATATTCACTTAATTTAATAAATTTTTTTGTGTTTTTATCTTTGATTTTATTTTTTTCATATTCATTTTGTAATCTGGCTTTTTGTTTATTATAATAATGGTTTACTGATTTAAGTGGTTTACCATCTATAATAAATGATGTTTTATTTTTAGTATTATAAGATGTTAAAAGATTATCTAAACCACAATCAATACTTAAAATATTATTATGATTTATTTTTTTTATATTATTTTTACCAACATAAGTAATAATTAATTCATATTCTTTACCACCATAAATTGGTTTAATCTGTAATTGTTGTAATCTATTGGTCTTAATATTTTTCGGTAGGTTAAATACAACATCACGCTTTGATATACCATATTCTTCTCTAAATTGTTTACTAAGACCCATATATATTTTACCATCTTTAACTCTAGAACTTCTACCAGCGACTAATACTGACCATCCCGATTCTTTATCTAAATAAGATGGAATATTAACTGTACTAGAATATTTACCCTTTTGTTTTAATTTAAGTAATGAGAAAAATGATTTAAAATTTCTATCAACCAATCTATGGGTTTGTTGTGAGGAATCAGTTATAAGTAATTTATAATTAATATCATCTTTAATTAAATGATACTGATCAACATAATTTAAATACGAATTATTATCAAAATAATATTGTCTAATATTATAAACACAAGTATTATATAAACGAGCCGAATGGTATGATAATTTATCTATAATAAATCTATCTTCATCATTTAATTTAAGTTTATATTTTTGTGTTAATATCATAATTCCCTATATATAAATATAGGAAAAGTCTAAAAAAACTTGTTTTTAGATAAAATAATTATTATATTTAAATTATTAATTAAAACTTAAAGAAGGAAAAGTAATTCGTTTCCTCCCACAAACTAAAGATTTGTGGGTTTCCACGAATTAAAAATTATGAACACAGAGAAAATACAGAAGTTCATCAACAGAGAACTTAAGGCTAAAGACATTTTCTACTTAAAAGAAGTAACCAAAAAAGAAGCTTACGATTTTGTTAAAACTTACCACTATTTAGGTGAGGCTAAATTTTTTGCTAAATATTCTTATGCTGTAATTAACAAAGAAAATGAAGAGATTGTTGGTGTTGCTACTTTCTCTAATCCACAAGGTAATGTTGCATTAAAAGGTTGGTTCGGTTTATCTAATGATGACCAAACTGTTTTGGAACTTAGTAGACTTTGTGTATTACCTGATTTAAACGGAACTAACGCAACTTCTTATCTTTTGGGTGGTAGTATTAGATTATTAAAGAAAGAAGGTATTAGGGCAGTTATTACGTTAGCTGATGATAGTAGACATAGTGGTAGCATTTACCAAGTTTGTAATTTCACATACTATGGTTTAACAGATAAGAAATCAGATTTCTTTAGATGGGACGGTAAGGTTAACCCTAGGGGTTCAACAAAAGAAGTTCAAGGTGTGTGGATTCCTAGAACAAGAAAACATAGATATGCTTACATTATTGACAACTCACTTAAGTGTTTATATAATCAAGAAATAAGACCACAAAAAGGTGATACTAATGAATACGATTGTTGTGCTGGAACTAAACAAGTTTATGACAACAGATTTAAAAAATGGTATTCTTGCCCTAAGTGTGATGAAATAGGTGAATTAGCTTTTTAAGATGAAATATTTTTTTGAAATAAAGGAGATTGAGAAAAATTTAGCAATAGATTTTGTACAAGAAAGACATTACTCAAAAGTTATGCCCAAATTAACCAAACATTGGTTGGGTTGTTTTTTAAAAGATGAGTTGGTTGGTGTTGTAACTCTAGGTTGGGGAACTCAACCATTACAAACCATTAAAAAGTTATTCCCTAATTTAAAATCTGAAGACTATTACGAAATAGGTAAAATGTGTATGGATGATTCCATGCCTAGAAATTCAGAATCACAGATGTTGGCTCAAGTGGTTAGATGGATGAAAAAGAATTTACCTGAAAAGAAATTCCTTTATACATGGGCAGATGGTATCGTAGGTAAGGTAGGGTATGTTTATCAAGGGTATAATTTTTATTATGGTAACTTTATATGGACTGATATCTATATTTCACCTTTGGGGGAAAAGATACACCCACGAAGTTCAAAAGTTTTATTAAAAGAAAATGCTGAGTTTTTGGGTAAAGAAAAGTTATTTTGGATGACCCCTGATTTCATGAAATTGAAGGGTATCCGTAGAATCAGAGGTAAACAATTTAGATATATATTCCCACTAAATAAAAAATCGAAAGAATTATTAAGAAGAGAATCCACCGTTATTTGGAACAAAATATACCCAAAAGAAATTGACCTACAATGGAAAGAACAAAAAGGTAAGGGTGAATATGTTTTATTAGAGGGTAAACCTGAAATGGATTTAAGTATTGTTGAATATAATCAAAACAATGTTAAT